TTACTCGAACTTAATTAAAGAAGAGAGAACTTGCGTTGCTTTTAATTCTTCATCAGCAAGAGAATGCGCATATGCTCTCATCACCATTTCAGGTGTATCACCAACAATTTTAGCTACTGTAGTAACAGCAGTACCTTTGGCAATGAGTATACTCACAAATGTATGGCGAAGTATGTGTGCTGAGAATCGTTCAAATTGATGCTTCCTTCTTAAAGCATCAAACATTTTGGATATATAGTTACTACTGATAGGTTCTAAGTTAGCGGTAATAAATACATAATCTTCGTCTGTTAGTTCAGCATTGTACATTTTTTTTGATTCAAAGCACCATGTTTTAAATTTTTTAAAATGCTCTGCTAATTCCTTACTCATGTTGATAGTACGGATACTATTTAGCGTCTTAGGAGGACGAACACCGTACTCATCGCGAGTTTTATTAATAGAAATAGTATTTTTATCAAAATCTATATCTTTCCATGTGAGTCCAGCCAATTCACCTTTACGCATCCCTGTAGTTGCCAACGTTAACAAGATTGCATAGCGTGTGGCGTTTTCAGTTACTTTAGTAGTAACTAATACATGTTCAAGTTGTGCGGCTGTTAACGCATCTTTTTTTCGTGTGGGTTTAGCTTTACTCAAATCTAATTTGGTATAACGTCTGCGGTCTAGGACTTCTTCAGCAACCGCATCATTTAACATAGAGCCTAACGTAGAACAAACAGATTTTATTGTATTTTTACTATAGTTATTTGCAATTAAATTGTCTACAATAAGATTTTGCACCACTAGTTTAGTGATTTTATTAAGCTTTAAATGTCCAAGTTGGGGCAACACATGCCTTCTACATAACATCTCTTTATGTCTACATGTAGTGACTTCCCAACTGCCTTCTTTTAACTTCAACCATCGTTCAAACCACTGACTAAGTGTAATATTTTCATTAATCACCGTTTGCTCATTACCACTCAAAACATTCGCCTTAACAGCAATTAAAGCTTTTTCTGCATCCTGTATTGTTTTAAAACCTTGTTTTGATTTTTCTCTTCTTTTATTTGCAGTATCGTAAAATTTATAGCGATATGCAAATTTTTTCTTTTTGTCCTTATCAATATAACTATAAATATTTTCTTTTTTTGTTTTTGTCATTTTTTGTCTAGCCATATCTTTTCTCCTTTATAACACGGGCAGGTGTGTTGGGATACAGCGTAAGGCATCACCCCTTTCAAATAGGGAATATATGTTCTTTTTATGTGTATTAAAATAGCCCCTTATATTTTAGTTCCACCAGTTCTATGGGAACGTTGTGTAAGGTAGCTATATCATAAATCGTTGTTTGTTCAGAGAAATTAAATAGATTTTCATCGGGAATTAAAAGGTGGGCAGCGAATAAATTTGCTTCACGCTCAATTTTGTCGATCAAAAACAAGGTATTTTTACGCATAAATGGTGTATTTAATCTTGGGTGCAATAGCGCATGACCTAATTCATGGGCACAAACAATTCGCTTCCACTCGTCAGTGAGGTTACTATTAATGACGATGTATTTATTACGTCTATCATATTTATAGTAACCTCGTATTTCTTCATGTAAATCATATTCAATCACTTGGATGTTTAAATAGTTTGCTAGTTTGAATGGGCACGAAGTATTATACTTTTTTATTTGTTTTTCAATAAATGTTTTTAACCACATTCAATCACTTCATTTCTTAATCATTTCGTTCTATACTTATTACCATAAGTAAATCAGCAGGAGGCGGATACAATGCTTGTTAACGGTACAGATTTCATTACAATTACTTTAAGTAAAGAAGAAGTAATTGCCATAACAGAAGATTTACAACGTGCGCTTTGGTATTCGGAAGAAGGAAGCCCATGTGGCGATACCTCAGCATTGAGTAGAAAATTACACGCTCAGTTTGAGTTGTTGTCCAATCAATTAAAACAAATAGGATAAATCCTCAATAACCGAATATAAATGATCTAACGTTGTTTTTTTTACTGGATCTGAATTAGTATGGGCATTAGAGTTTCTAATCGCCTTTAAGCTATCCACGGAAGCTGCTAGTCGATTTGGCAATATATTTTCGCGTCTTAATACAGCCAATGAATCTTTGATGTATGTGTTTTGAGGTAATTTGGCCTCAGCCTTCACCTGTATTAATAAACGCAAAATATTTTCTAAAGCAATTCCACCAGTTGAAGCTGCTGCTAAATAGAGTCCTGAATTATAAGCTTTAACAGATTCTCCAAACTCATATTCAAAAGTGGGATTATTTACTTTTTGTATAATCACGTTGGTATCAATATCTTCTAATTCTGTAGAAGGAATTATAGCTGAACGAAAAGCCTTGTTAAAACGGTAATCCTTTTCATGTGAATCAGCAAGGTGTGTTCCCCAGCGATTACTACGATCAACTAGAGTACCACGATTATCATTTGTGAAGGCAACACCTGCCCATTTCCCTAAATTGTAAAAAGGGATATCAACATGGTATTCATCAATATCTAACAATTCTTTTATAAATCGGTACTTTAATTTATCTGGTCCATTTTTCAATACAGAAAATTCTTCACTTGAAATATGTGAACAGTCGATAAATACAATTTGATCCTCATTATTTTCTGAGAAAAGTAGATGAGTGTTTTTTTCATGCAGAAGTATATAAAGTTTGACAGGATTCATGAAATAAAATGAATCACTATTTTTATGTTCTTCCATATATAGTTCATTTACACGAGTTCTATAACCTTCTAAATATGGTGGGAAGAAGGTCTTTAAACCTTCTGTCAATTCCTCTATATCCATTAAAATCCCCCTACAGATTATTCATTATCCTTATATTTATTAGGAGTGTACTTCTTATTAATCCTCTGTGTCTGCCTAAAGATATGTTCCATAGATTCAATGAGCGATTCTTTTGCTTCCTCACTCATTGGCTCGCCATCGAAGGCAAGTCCGTCTGAGTGCTCAATTTCTTCACGAAATTGTTCTAGGCGTTTGGCAACATCTTGTTCGTCTTTGTTATTTTCATTAGGTACATTCTTAGTATTTGTTTCACCTAAAATATAACCAACACTCACACGATACTTTTCAGCAAGTAACTGGACATTGCTAATGGAAATATCATTACGTCCTTGCTCATAATACCCATAAGCGCTTTCGGATATATTTAGATATTTTGCAACATCTGCTTGGGTTAATTTTGATTTCTTACGCAACTCCTTTAATCTTTCTGGAACTGTAGCCATATTACTTCTCCCTTCTTTAATATTTGTAACACCATTATACAACTATTTGTTGGGTATATTGTGTGATAATATATAAAAACAACTAAAAATCTGATTTGCTGTTGACAAACAACTTTTTGTTGGGTATATTTAAAACAACAAAAAGTTGGGGGGTGATTTCTTGGTTACATCTATTCGAAGAGACGTTTTAATAACTCTTAGAAAGAATAAAGGCTGGTTGCAAAAAGATGTTGTTGAAAAATTAAAGAATGATTACAACATAATTATTTCTGAGAGTTATTATGGCATGATTGAACAAGGAGTGAGAACACCTTCATTAAAGGTAGCTCACGCAATTTCTGAATTATTTGGTGTTATAACGACAAAAATTTTTTTAAACACTAACACAACAAAATGTTGTTTTTAGAAATCTAATATCTTTGACCATTTCAAAACTTCATTATAACGATGGTTAATCTCCTCATCAGTTAGTTCTGATTGGGGATGATGTCGAAGATTACCGAGTTTATCTGTTTTAAGAGATCTAGCAATTTTTCTTTCTATCACTTCATAACGATATGAACCTTCATATAAAAAATGTATATGATGTTCTGATTTGCGTGTATGAATATAAAATTTTCCAAAACGGCTAACATCTGATTCGTTAGAGTATGTAGAATAATAATTTTTATTGTTAAAAACATATTCAAAGTACTCAATGTATTTGTTCCAGCGGTCTGTTTTATCTAAACAATGAAGGCGTAATTTAATAATTTTTTTGTCAATAGATTCAAATTCATTCAAGGTGAATGCACTTCTATTTGACATTAGTATTTTTTCAAAATTGTCGCAAATTAATAAGCAAATTTCATGATTACGAGTTTTATCAATCATCTGATAGAAAAGTTTGAGGTATCTATAGTCGAGAAATAGTTTTTTGAATTTAGCGAGTATATTTTCATCGAATTTTTCGATAGAAGTATTTGTTTGGAAATATTGCATTTAGTTTGAGTCCTTTCGTTATAAATATAATTTCACTCAATCAATATCCGTAGAAAGGGGTGAGAGCATGGAACAGAAATCAAAAACAATGGGAGAGGACAGAAAAAATTCAAAACAGTTGATGGACGAGCTTGAATTAATTTCTGCCCCTCTTGTAGCATTTGTGAAAGATAATTTCCACCCACATAGTCGAATCGAAATTACTTCTGATTCAGTTAAGGTTGTGGAAGATGTTATTGGTATACCGATAAATTAGCGTATTTGCGTGTAACTGTAACCACCTTTTTTGATGTAATAGTCGAGATACTCGCCATGAGAAGATGCGCTCATTAATCCATGGTACAGGTGTAATGGGACTGAATGGTAGTCATAGATACGTCCGCCTTTAAATTCAACCCGTAAAGTGTACGTATCTGAATTGTAGCCAACTGCTCAAAGATGGCTAGAATTCACAGGATTCATGTTCAGATGTATCACCTCCTTCCACTATCAACATTAGATGTTATTACACATCCCGTAATTGATTGATAGCTTCTAGGAGTGATTGGCGTTGGACAGGCGTTAATTCTTTGCCTACTTCGAGCCAATTAAGCAAATCAGGTGCTATGTCGGGTGTATCGCTATAAAAATCAGAAATACTTGTTCCTAGTACATCTAAGATATTCGCAAGCATATCTACGTCTGGGACAGCTCGATTGTTCTCGAATCTACTGATATAAGATTGCGAAACATGAAGATTATCAGCTACTTGTTGAGTGGTGAAGCCTTTGGATTTTCTTAAAGTTTTCAGTTTTTGACCATCGAATGATTTTTTCATAAGTGTCACCCTTTAGAACAATTTGTACTTAAATAGTAACGGTTTTATAGATTTAACACATGTAAAATATAATTTAAGAACAAATAGTTATAATTAATGTTGACATTTAGAACTATATGTACTAAATTAGATTTGCAAGGAGGTGTTACCTTGATTGGACTTACGATTGCTCGACTAAGAAAGGGCAAAAAAATGTCACAAGAAGAGTTAGGTCATCTTGTTGGTATTGAACAAACACTCATAAGCAGAATTGAGCGTAATCAACGCAAAGTCAAGACAGATGAACTTTCTTCATTTGCTAAGGCTCTAGGTGTACCAATCACCGAACTCTTAGAAGATGAAGCTAAAAACGTCATTTAATCCATCCTAATAGCTAAAACAGCGGTGGCAACGCAATCCACAGAAAGGAGTGAGAACATGGAACAGAAATCTAGCGAAGAACTACTCCGCCAACAGTTGCAGATATTGGCAGAGCGTAGCGCTAATGAAGCAACTGTATCGGATTTACCTCAACTTACATTAGCAATGGTGAAAGTTTATGAGGCTTTACAACAACAGAACTACCAACTCGATGTAATTCAAATTAAAAAAATTATTAGTGGTTTTTTGGATAAAGAACAAGTTTTGTTGTGATTAATTACTATTTCGTTCAGCTTCATATTTTTCTAAAAATGAACGTGTTATGGATGCAGCAAGCTTAGCAACACGAGCATCTATCTTGTGAGCTACATTTTCAAGGTCAAGTTTAGATGTGTACTCTTCAACGATTTCATTTTCAATATCTTTTAAAGTTTTTTTCATATGTATCACCTACCTTTCTAGGTGGATTATAACATATGAGAAATTTTAGAATTAATAGTTTCTATCTATCCAAATAGCCTACACAGCGATGGCAACGCAATCCAAACGAAAGGGGTGAGAGCATGAATGCTTTGAACTTAACTGACCCACAACAATTTGCTAAAGCCTTACTTGAAATGAGTGGTGTTACGAAAGAAGTAGTGATGGAAGCATACATGAAAAAATTAGAAGAGGATGCTTCCTCTTCGAGAATACTTTGGGAACTAAAAGACCTTGAAGAGGCTACAACATTTACAGGTAATGCACTGGAAACAAAATTTCTTCAAGACCCTAGAATCTTGCAATATCAAAGGCAAGATGTCCCTCGTGGTAAGCGCGTGTGGTTGCGTGAACCGACAGCTAAAGTGATATACGAAATTGTTCAAAACGAATGGCTGTGCGTTGGAGCGATTAAAGAATTTTGATAAACACGGGCAGGTGTGTATCAAGAATTTTGGGATATTTCACTTCCTATCACTATATTAAGTTAACTTGGAAAAAATAGATAATCCATTATGGACTATAGTCCATTTTCGACTTTTCGAGAGGGGGTGAAGGCGTTGAGAGCTTTGTCCCTAGATTTTGCAAAGGTACTTAAGAAATTTAGGAAGGATGCCAAGCTGACACAAGAAGAAATGGCTTGTCAACTCAATATGACCCAGTCGCATGTGAGTAAGTATGAGCAAGGGCGTAAGATTATAGACCTTGAAACATTTTTAAAATGGGCGCAGATAACAAACGCCGAGGCGCAAGCTGCCATCATCATGTTTGGGACTGATGTTATCGCACATGCAAGCCAATTGATTTCCGTTGTGCCAGCTTTTATCTGGGTGTTAATTCAATTTTAAGGAGTGAGCTAGATGGTGGAAGAAATAGAAATTGTCTATGACAAACATGATCGGATGCAGTACCATCCTGATTTCCACTTTGCACATGGTCAGCCGTTTTCTGATTCCGATTTAGAGTATATTTGCAAATTTTACGAGGCGGATCACACCAGGACAATATCATTTGCAATTGGAAAAACAGAGCACGCTATCCGAACTAAAGTAAATTATCTCAAAAAAATTGGGCTGTTTGAGCGTTATAAAAACCGCAATAAATACTGGTAGGAGGCATTATTCTATGGACCGTAAAAGAATCTTGGAAATAGATATAGCAGCAAAAAAAGCCTGTATTGAGGACTTGCTAGTGGCTATCGAATTTTATGAACAAGAAAAAATGTACCACATGGCGGCTGAATGCACGTGGAGAATCAAAAAGGCGGAACACGCCATTAAATATATGGAGGGGCTGATAAACAATGAATGCAATCGAAGCAGTTAATCATTATGCCCAACGTGGTGAGCGTGTGGATGGTGTGTTACAACATATCGTTACAAGTGAAGTGGTGCGATTACACAAAGCCCTTGAGTTTTATGCGGCTGATTCATACGAAACATTACCTATAGCAATAAGAATACTTGAGGATGGTGGGAAAACAGCACGTTTAGCGCTGGCAGGTGAATCGGATGAGTGAAACACTGGAATTAATACTAGAGGGCGTCATTTGTGAGCAATGCGGTAGTGTGATTGACGGTAATGCATCGGGCTATCCTCGTACGTGTGAGGATTGCGAAAATTGATAGGAGGTGTACAGGTGCGAATTAAACCTAGAGCATGGAAGCGCATGACATTAAAACAAAAGCTTGTGTGTATATATTTCCATTGCAACAAACGCACTATATCAAAGGTTTATAACACACAAAATTTACTAAATCGCTTTTGTAAGTATATAAAAAAAGCTGCTTAACCGTTGGAGCGATTAAACAGCAAATAACCTATAACAAATATATTATATCACAATTTTGACGTTTGCGAGTGTGATCTCGCTCTCGTCAAGCAGTCTACAACTCCGTTCCTCCCCTTGACGGATTGCTTTGCAGTTATAGGCTGCTTGATGGGATTCCATCAGAAAGTAGGTGAAATTATGTCCATTTGCGAGAAATTACAGTTAGCAATAGATGTTATTAAAAAATGCGACCTTGAGAAGGATGTATTGAATGTCGTGATAGCTCATACAGATAAGGTCGAAATTTTGATTAACAATGAAAATACACTTTTGCAATTCGGAAAAGGTGTGAAAACAGTTAATCATAAAGGGAAAATGTTTAATAGTAAATCATCCATTATTGTTGATGGTGTAGAAATTTATTCCTATCACAATTAAAAAACCACTGTTCCAGCAGTGGTTAAAAAATAATCTTTTTTCAAATAAGTTACAAATATTGTACGCCATTGGCTCCAAGAAATCAAGAGGGAGGATACAAACATATGAATATTTCACAACAACAGCCGATGAGTCTAGCTAAAAAGTTAGTCGAAATTCGTAGGAATATTGGCGGTTTTACAAAGGATACAAAAGGCTACAACTACAGCTATGTTTCAGGTTCACAGGTGCTAACCAAAATTCAGCATACAATGAACGAGTTAGGTGTATTGCTGATCCCTAAGGTGCTAGATCAACAATTTAAAGAACATCCGTACAAAGATAAGTATGGTAAGGATAAATTAGATTTTATCGTTTATGGCAGTATGTCCTATGTCTGGATGAATGCAGATGATCCAAAAGATATTATTGAGGTTCCTTTTTACTACACAGGGGCACAAGACGATGTATCGAAGGCATTTGGAAGCGGCTTAACCTATAGCGAGCGTTATTTCATTATCAAATTTTTTAATCTGCCTACAGATAGCGATGATCCAGATGCACGTAACACGAGCGGTCGTTCGCAAAATCAAGGTTATCCGCCGCAAGGGAACAACCAACAAATGCAACAGCAAGCTCAACAGGGGCAGTCTAGCCAACCAGGGCTAAGGACGCAAGAGCAATTTAACGAAATGGCGCAATTGCTAAGCGAAATAGCAACAGTTTATGGTTCAGATCCCAACACAGTTTATAACGGCGCAATGCAAAAATGTAGTATTCCGGATAAAATTTCAGATTTATTAACGTCAAAGGAAGCAAAGCTGCTAATTGATTACTTACGTGCGCTCAAAATGCAGGTAGCACAATGAGCTACGTGCCAAGCAGAGTATTGTTGCCACAGTGGATTTTTGACCAAGCGGCAGGCGATGAAACAGAGCTGTATCGCCTAGTGCGCCGCTACCTATGGCAGAGCTACCAAGGCTATAAAATCATCAGAATAGAAGGTAGCTTCGCCATCTGTGAACGGCTCGATAAATTTCTATAGGAGGATCAACGGATGGAGAATAAAAACATCGTAAGAGTAGTCAAAAATAAAGATTATACAATTATTAACAATACATCCCTTTATGATAAAAATCTGAGCTGGAAAGCAAAAGCCATCCATGTCTTTATGCTCTCTAAACCTGATGATTGGACATTTCATAATAGTGAACTTGTGCAATGGGCAACAGATGGTGATTCATCCTTTGATACAGGCTTGAAAGAACTAAAGAAATACGGCTATGTCAAAAAAGAAAGACGTCGTGGTAAAGAGGGGAAGTTTGAGTGGGTGACGGTGGTATACGAAGTACCACAAGCTGAGGATGAGGGAGAGCAAGAACAACAGGCAGAACAGCCATTACCTGAAAAACCATCCATGGAAAATCAGCCTATGGTAGAACCATACCCCGAAAAACCATCCATGGAAAATCCACGAGTGGAAAAACCATTCGTGGAAAATCAAGGACTACTAAATACTAATATACCAAGTACTGATTTACTAAGTACTGAAAGATTAATTAATAATACTGCTGATGATAAGGAGCCACCTGTTTACGCAGCAACAGAAAAGCAAACCGCTCCTCCAGCACAAAATGCATTTACGTTCTACGAGCAAAATCATTTTGGAGCGCTAGGCTCTTTAATCATTTACAAAATGGATCAATGGATAAATGACCTGTCAGAGCCTTTAGTTATCCATGCGATGGAAAAAGCCGTACTGAACGGAAAAACAAACTGGGGTTATGTGGAAACCATCTTAAAAGATTGGTTTAACAAGAAACTCTTAACGTTGGAAGCGGTTGAAGCAGCTGACCTACAGTGGAAAAATCAACAAATCCAAGCTAAACAGCAACGTAATCAGTCGTCAAGATATTATCCACCAAAACAGCAAACAGCACCTGTACCTGAATGGTTTAAAAATCGCCATGACACCGTTCCTGATGATGTACCTGAATCAACGTCAACCATAGATTTTGAAGCAGAACGTCAAAAAATCTTAGAAATGTTAGGGAAGGGGTAGTGTGATGAACAGACATGAGGAGCACATGAAAATACGTGAACATTTTACCAAGGTTGCACAAGCTAAAGGGACTTTTACTAACGGTACCGATCAAGCATTGGTACGAACGGTGACACAGTCTGAAATGAAAGATAATCAAGAACAAAAAATTGAGCGTTTACAGAAGGAAAATGAGCGTCTGCGTGAACAACAGAATCAGTTAATGTCAGACTACCTTAATGATTTAGATGTGTTAGCTGAACATGCGTTGTTTATATCAAAATTACGTAAAGAGCTAGGTGAAATCAAGAAATTAAAAGAGTTCTATTTCAACACATCTGTTATGTATTATGCAGCACTTGAATTTTATGCAGATGCAAGCAAATATGAACCGCAATAGTGGAGAGATTGCACGTCAAGCATTGACGGATTTGACAGGTGAAACTCATGACACATGAGGAAGTAGCCAAGTATATCAATCAACTGATTAGCGAGTATCAGTTCCCGCTACCGGTCTTACAAGATGTCCACAAGCGGCTAAGCGACAGCCAATGTCCACACTACGCCATGCAGCAGCTACGGTATTTAGACAACCATGTACGAGCTGGTACTGCTAATGGCGGACAGCCACAGCAACAATTTGGCAGCACTATGCCAAGTCAAGGGGCATACGGTAACAATGCTTATCAGCAAAATCAGCCGCCTATGAACCAGCCAAGCTATACACGAGTGGATGAGGACCCATTTGCAAATAGCAAAGCACCAATAGAAGTGATGGATGAGGATCTTCCGTTCTAAAAAAAGAGAAGGTGAATCTATGAATCAAATAGAGTTAGATTTAGGCATCCCGATTGATGAGAGCAAACTAGACCATAACCCTATGGTGAATACATACGGTTATGGTCCAGAAGACAAGCGCTGTAAGCATTGTAAACATCTATTCGCTAGGCAATATGCCAGAACCTATTACAAATGTGGTTTACGACAAAATACAAACGGTGCANGTAAAGAGGGGAAGTTTGAGTGGGTGACGGTGGTATACGAAGTACCACAAGCTGAGGATGAGGGAGAGCAAGAACAACAGGCAGAACAGCCATTACCTGAAAAACCATCCATGGAAAATCAGCCTATGGTAGAACCATACCCCGAAAAACCATCCATGGAAAATCCACGAGTGGAAAAACCATTCGTGGAAAATCAAGGACTACTAAATACTAATATACCAAGTACTGATTTACTAAGTACTGAAAGATTAATTAATAATACTGCTGATGATAAGGAGCCACCTGTTTACGCAGCAACAGAAAAGCAAACCGCTCCTCCAGCACAAAATGCATTTACGTTCTACGAGCAAAATCATTTTGGAGCGCTAGGCTCTTTAATCATTTACAAAATGGATCAATGGATAAATGACCTGTCAGAGCCTTTAGTTATCCATGCGATGGAAAAAGCCGTACTGAACGGAAAAACAAACTGGGGTTATGTGGAAACCATCTTAAAAGATTGGTTTAACAAGAAACTCTTAACGTTGGAAGCGGTTGAAGCAGCTGACCTACAGTGGAAAAATCAACAAATCCAAGCTAAACAGCAACGTAATCAGTCGTCAAGATATTATCCACCAAAACAGCAAACAGCACCTGTACCTGAATGGTTTAAAAATCGCCATGACACCGTTCCTGATGATGTACCTGAATCAACGTCAACCATAGATTTTGAAGCAGAACGTCAAAAAATCTTAGAAATGTTAGGGAAGGGGTAGTGTGATGAACAGACATGAGGAGCACATGAAAATACGTGAACATTTTACCAAGGTTGCACAAGCTAAAGGGACTTTTACTAACGGTACCGATCAAGCATTGGTACGAACGGTGACACAGTCTGAAATGAAAGATAATCAAGAACAAAAAATTGAGCGTTTACAGAAGGAAAATGAGCGTCTGCGTGAACAACAGAATCAGTTAATGTCAGACTACCTTAATGATTTAGATGTGTTAGCTGAACATGCGTTGTTTATATCAAAATTACGTAAAGAGCTAGGTGAAATCAAGAAATTAAAAGAGTTCTATTTCAACACATCTGTTATGTATTATGCAGCACTTGAATTTTATGCAGATGCAAGCAAATATGAACCGCAATAGTGGAGAGATTGCACGTCAAGCATTGACGGATTTGACAGGTGAAACTCATGACACATGAGGAAGTAGCCAAGTATATCAATCAACTGATTAGCGAGTATCAGTTCCCGCTACCGGTCTTACAAGATGTCCACAAGCGGCTAAGCGACAGCCAATGTCCACACTACGCCATGCAGCAGCTACGGTATTTAGACAACCATGTACGAGCTGGTACTGCTAATGGCGGACAGCCACAGCAACAATTTGGCAGCACTATGCCAAGTCAAGGGGCATACGGTAACAATGCTTATCAGCAAAATCAGCCGCCTATGAACCAGCCAAGCTATACACGAGTGGATGAGGACCCATTTGCAAATAGCAAAGCACCAATAGAAGTGATGGATGAGGATCTTCCGTTCTAAAAAAAGAGAAGGTGAATCTATGAATCAAATAGAGTTAGATTTAGGCATCCCGATTGATGAGAGCAAACTAGACCATAACCCTATGGTGAATACATACGGTTATGGTCCAGAAGACAAGCGCTGTAAGCATTGTAAACATCTATTCGCTAGGCAATATGCCAGAACCTATTACAAATGTGGTTTACGACAAAATACAAACGGTGCAGCTACAGATCAACGAGTGAATTGGCGAGCTTGTAGCAAGTATGAAAATAACGAGAGATAACCGTCATTTTAGAAAGGGGAAAGGGCTATGGCTACAACAGAACCGAAGTTTTTTTACGAACTGCTAAGAATATTAAAAACGGCTTATACTGGTGACCAAATTAGCATAGCTTACGAAGCTGAAAAAATTGCTGAAAAGTATGAGAAAAAAGGGTTGCAGGAGCGAGCAAATAAGATACGAGTACAAATAGAGAAATTAAGAGGTAAGAGGAGTAATAACCCTTTGGGGGAAAAGGCGCAGCGTCTTGGGTGTGAGTTTTTTTACCCAAGTGAAGCGGCTGTTAAAGCCAGGGACTTTGTACCAACGTCCAAAAATAAAACAACTATCGCTGAACTTATCAGTGTTATGAGAAAAAAAGAAGTTTTTTGGGAAGCAGAAATCCCGCTTCCTAACAAAACACTCTTATTTGGTCCACCAGGTACAGGCAAAACAATTAGTGCTCACTATATGGCAAGTCTATTAAATTTACCACTTATGCTAGTGCGATTAGATACATTAATTGATAGTCACCTTGGAGGCACAGCGGGCAATTTGAGGAAGATTTTTGATCTGGCCAATGAACAACCTTGCGTACTATTTTTGGATGAATTTGATGCGATTGCTACTAACCGCAAAAGGCTACAAGGTGACAGTCCAGAAAATGAAATGAAACGAGTCGTAAACTCATTATTACAAAACTTAGATGCTCTAAGCGATGAGGTAGTTTTACTGGCTGCTACTAATCTTGATAGTGATATAGATCCTGCTGTGTGGCGCCGTTTTCATAATCGTATGGATTACGAGCTGCCTAATGAGGACGAAATGTTTTTCTATTTGGGCAAAAATCTAGCCGATCATTTTCTTATCTGTGAAATACTACCACACTTAATTGGCCGAACGTTCTCAGACGTTGAGATTATCTTAAATAAGGCTAAAACAAAAAGTATATTAAGGTCGGTAGATTTAACTGCAACACTCATTCAAGAGTCATTGGATGAATTATTACTCCAAGAGTTAGAACCGAGGAATAATCATGAGTCATTGTAAACGATGCAACAGACCATTAAAAAGCGGCGAATCTATCATACGGCAATATGGACCTACTTGCTGGCAACGACATTTAGATGATCTTGAACAGGAGTTTTTAAAGAATCAGCTCACTATCTTTGACATACTACGGGATACCATAAATGGAGGAGATGAAGATGTTACTAGGGAGATGTGTTGATCCAGGGCCTTCTTCTAATCTAAAAAAAGGCGAGGTGTACTACCTATTTCCGCATGGCGGCCTAGCATACTGTGCTAGTCGCTTCCCTAGAATTGGCTCAAAATTTGGCATATATCAAAAAAGCCGCTTTGAGCTAGTAGAGGTTGCTATTGATACACCAGCGCAAGCACCTAATAAATATTTAGCTCGCGTAATAAATCCACCCTCACATTTTTACCAAGTGGGAGAGGAGTACATCATTACAGAGCCAAGGACAGACGGCTACTACAGTGTGTATTATAAGCACCGTTCAGATGGGCCACCGATTGGCGCGTATAGACGTACGGATTGCTTTGAGCGTGTGATCCCGATTAAAGAATCAGAAGCAGACAAGGCTACCGTGTTTGAGGTTGGGGCAAGAACTGTACCAGAAGCGGTCAAGGTAAACGTGGCCGCCAAACAACCAAAATATGAGCAGCTTAGTTTGTTTTAAGTACAAGAACCAAAATGTGCAGGAAGGAGAATGTGAAATTGAAGCAGCTAGATTTATTTAGGGAAATCATAGTTGACAACTTTGCTGGCGGAGGCGGAGCCAGTACAGGAATAGAAATGGCCACAGGTATGAGTGTAGACATAGCCATCAACCACGATCCAGCAGCCATCGCTATGCACAAGTTAAATCATCCAGACACGGAACATTTTTGCGAATCTGTATGGGATGTTGATCCAAAAGAAGCCGTTCGAGGGCGTAAAGTTGGGCTTGCTTGGTTTAGCCCAGATTGCAAACATTTTAGTAAAGCTAAAGGTGGCAAGCCAGTAGACAAAAATATACGTGGGTTAGCATGGGTAGCTGTTAAATGGGCTATCACTGTAAAACCACGTGTAATAATGTTAGAAAACGTAGAAGAATTTAAGACATGGGGACCGATAGATGAAAATGGTAATCCTATTAAATGGCAAATAGGTGTAACATTTAATAGTTTTATAAAAGCGTTAGAGGTACTAGGTTACAATGTAGAATTTAAAGATCTTAGAGCTTGTGACTATGGAGCACCAACAACACGCAAACGCTTCTTTATGATTGCACGTTCGGATGGGCGACCTATTGTGTGGCCAAACCCCACTCATGGAGACCCCAACAGTGAGGAAGTGAAAAATGGGAAATTAAAACCATGGCGCACAGCAGGTGAAATAATTGATTGGTCCATTGGTACACCATCCATATTTGATAGAAAAAAGCCACTTGCTGAAAATACTATGAGGAGAATTGCAAGGGGAATAGAACGCTTTGTCGTAAATAATCCATCACCATTTATCGTTCGTATTGGTCAAACAGGATTTGGGGGAGATAGATTACAATATCCACTTAATATGCCACTTACAACGATTACGACAAAGGCAGAGCATTTACTTGTCGCTCCTACATTCCTAGTGAATACATCAGGGCACCCAGGTAGTAAACTGAGTGATCCACTTAAGACAATAACTACAGGTGGACATCATGCATTAATAACACCTTTTCTAACAACTTATTATACAGAAACAACTAAAAATGGAGTAAGAGGTCAAACATTACAGGAGCCAATTGCTACAATTCCTACTGCCAATAGGTTCGGATTAGTTAATGCTTTTTTAACCAAATATTACGGGTCAGACATTGGTCAACAAGTAGATGAACCTTTACACACGATAACAACAAAAGATCGATTTGGGCTTATTACAGTGCATGGCAAACCCTATCAAAATCAAATTGTTGATATTGGTATGCGTATGTTACAGCCTCATGAACTTTATGCAGCTCAAGGTTTTCCTGCAAATTATTTAATAGATAAATATGCTAATGGTCAAAAAATTCCTAAAGCAGAACAAGTCAAACGGGTAGGCAATAGCGTTCCGCCAGATTTACCTGAAGCTCTAGTTCGTGCAAATTTACCAGAGTTGTGCGCTCGATCTAGTCGATATGCGGTTGGGGTTTAATACACACAATGCTAATTTGGAGGGTAGAGGATGGAGTTAATTTTAATAGGCTTTGCGGCAGGGATATGGATTTCATATTTTTTAGATAAAAAAATTACAAAATAGATAAGCACAATGTCAATTTTAAAAAAGGAGATATGAAAAATGAAGATAAAAGACGTTAATTTCATACCGCCAAAATTCGTTTTTAATAAAGATTACATTGAAGCTGGGTGTCCAGTGAGATATTTCGAATTCAATAAGCATGAATATTATGGCTTGGTGGCAACACACCGAGAAGCAAGCGAAATAAAAACTAGCGCAAAAAGTCATAAAGACCAAGCGTTTGAAATCTATTATGAGGCTGTCGCAGGAGATTCTTTAGAAAGTGTTCTACTGGAAGGTGAGCCTAACGAAATTTCGAAATCAGAGGCTTTGCTTAAATTCTTGCTTGCAAAAGATACTAAAAATGAAATCGTAGGCGAGCTAATTGAGGAATTTGAAACTATCAAGAATGGTGTCGTTTTATATGTCAATGTTGTTCAGCAATGGGAACTTGATAGTGTAAAACCTTTACCTAAGCCAGTGCCAGCAAAAGGGCAACTTAGTCTATGGGAGTGGAATGAGGAGGCGCTTGTACCATGAGTAGCATACCGCGCATTTTACATTATCCAGGCAGCAAATGGTCCTTAGCAGATTGGATTATCAGCCACTTCCCGGACCACGAAACATATTTAGAGCCTTTCTTTGGATCCGGAGCCGTGCTTTTTTCTAAAAAACGTAGCCAGCTGGAGACTGTCAATGACTTAGATGGGGAAATTGTTAATCTATTCCAGGTTATTCGAGAGCGGCCAGACGAATTGGCCCATCAAATTAAATTTACACCACATAGTCGCCAAGAATATTACAACAGCTATTTAGTAGCGGATAACGAGTTGGAACGAGCTAGACGCTTAATCGTTCGTTTGTGGCAAGGTCGCGGAGGGAAAACAAGCCACCGTACAGGATGGCGCTCAATGATTGAAATGAATGGCCCATTACCAGGCAAAGAATGGCTTAGGTTTCCGGAAAAAATCGCTGTCGTCGCCGAAAGGTTAGTCGGTGTACAAATTGAAAACCAGCCTGCAGTCGAATTAATCCAACGTTACTCGAGGCAGAACGTTTTAATCTATGCTGATCCGCCTTACATCTTATCAACACGAACAACAACCAGCTACAAACACGAAATGACAAACGAGCAACACGAGGAATTACTTACAGTTTTAAATAGTCATCCCGGTCCAGTTATTTTATCGGGCTATGAAAATGAGCTTTATAGTACCTTGCTCAAAGATTGGCATAAGGAGCATAGACAAGCAAAGGCAGAGGGTGGCGCATCACGGATAGAAACGCTTTATATTAACCCTGTTGTTGCAGAACATGGATGTAGGCAACAGACTTTATTTTAACTAAGTGCAATACCAAAGGGAAGGGAGCAAATAGATGCAAGAGGTAAAACTAGGCAACACATTTGTGATCCGAACAGATGACGAAAATTTTAAACAAGCTATCGATCAGTTTTTAGCTAGTCACTGTGATGAAAATAAAGTAAATGCAGCATGTTACGACTTAAATGAGGTGGGTGCAAAAAAAGTAATGGATATTGTATTTGAAGAGTAAATATTCATCACAATATCGAAAGAGAGGAGTCAACAAATGTTAGAAATTACGGAAAAGCGCCTTATCACTACTCGTAAGACGCATGAATGTTACGGTTGTATGGGTGCAATTAACAAAGGCGAAACTGTGGTATTCATCATAGCAAAACAAGATGAACAACCTATACGATTCCATTTGCACCAGGAATGCAATATAAAGTTGGCCAAGAATAAAAATGCATTAGACGGCATCTATTACGGCTGCTTAAATGACTTGCAGCCAACACCACAGTGGTTAGCAGAATAAAAAAGCCATAGCACTGCCATGCTATGACCTTCGCCCTCCTATGAGGCTAACAATACTAGCATTATACCATAGGAGGGCAACTTATATGCAATTAGCAGATACACCCAACAAAGTAAATGAAATGATTAAAGATTACATAATGATGAAACAAGAAATTGCACGTCTTGAAAGAATCTTATACGGCTTTACGATTCCAATGGAGAATTGGGGTGTGGCGCAATATGGTATTGATGCCGCAATGCCTAGAGGCTCTAACGGAAAAAGCCAAGCTGAATTAAGACAAATGGATATTAGAGAAAAAAAGCAACTTGGAAGATTAACGATCTTACGAGCCAAGGTTACGATTTTAGAAAAATATACAGACAGTTTCCCAGATTTAGCTACTAATATTATTTATGATCGAATACTAGATGGTTGGACATATAAATCAATTGCAACCGAATTGCGTGTTAGCGCTACCTATGTGAAAAAGCGCAAACATTACATTGTGGATTTAATTACAAATGAGCAAAAAACTCAAAAAGTCCCAAAGTACACGAAAAACCCCTAGAGTCACAAAAAACCCCTCCGTGCCCCTTCCGACCCCTTTTTTGCAAAGGGGGAAAAACTCTATTTATAATGGAGCACAAGCAAAAAATATTTAGAGTAGATGGTTCTTTACTATTTTTTAGATGAGGGTTTTTAAAATAAATTTTTCTGAATTAAGAATATATTATTTTATGGAGGAAAAAATCATAGTTTTGGTGAATTTTAATCTTTAAAGAAAGGAGTGTAATTTTGATGAAATCAATTTCATTTTTTAATAATAAGGGTGGAGTCGGGAAAACTACTACTTTATATCATGTAGGGTTTGAATTGGAACAACAAGGTTATAGAGTATTATTTGTCGATTGTGATCCACAGTGTAACCTAACTTCTCATATATTTGATTTAGAGATAATAGAAGATATATGGAATGCTGAACAAAGTAGTATTTATGATGCTGTAAAACCAATTATTAAAGGGTCTGGTGATGTAGACTTTATTCAACCTAAAAAGGTTAATAATAGGAATATTTGGATTTACCCAGGGGATTTGTTATTAAGTGATTTTGATTCGATACTATCAGAAACTTGGACACAAGTTTTAGCCAGACAAGAAAGAGGCTTTAGAGTAACTACAGCCATCTATAGGCTCTATACCAAGTTTGCAAAAGAATATGAGATTGATTTTGTTTTGATTGATTTGGGTCCAAATTTAGGAAGCTTGAATCGGTCATTATTGTTAAGTTGTGACCATTTTATTATCCCTCTGATTCCTGATTTATTTTCTTTAAGAGGGTCACAAAACTTAGGGAGAACATTATCAAATTGGGTAGAGGAATGGCAAGACTCTATTGAAAGAACAGCAATAGACCCTGATTTTATAATACCTCAAAGTGCTCCTAAGTTTTCTGGGTATATTGTGTCTCAATTTAATGAATATGGAAGAAAACCAGTTAAAGCATGGGTTAAATGGGAAAAAGAAATTCCTAAATATATCAAGAATTTTGTCTATGAGCCACTTTCAAAGTCAAAAAATATTAAAAGTGAGCCAGATATAGAGAACCAATATAAAATTGGGCAGATGAAAAACTATAACTCATTAATTCCAATGGCCCAGACAGCGTTAAAACCTATATTTGAATTGACTTCTAAGGATGGTGTTATAGGGGACCATCATAGATATGTTAAGGACTGTAAAACAAATTATACAAATCTGGTGTTAAGAATTATAGAAAATATTCAATAAATAACTATCAAATTAATGATTTTATTCAGCCACATTCTTTTGAGCGTGGTTTTCAATCTCGATTTGCCAGTATTTTCCCTTTAGAATGAAATATACATTACGATTAACTTCCCACTAATTTATAATTATTATATGGAGGTGAATAGCTTGGAAAAAATCACTAAGAAGCAGATTCATATGTATGGTTATGATTTTGAAGTTTATATTAGCGAAAAGGATTTTATTACTGGGAAGTATCGAGTTACAGTAAATTATTTAGGTTATCCAGACCATATTAGTATTGACTATGGTTATACAGAGCAAGAAGCGATAGATAGAACGGTAAGGAAGGTTTTAACTTCAAGTCCTTTAGAAGCTATAAAAAACATATATTAGTTTTTATGACGTCTTTTTTATTTTGCGAAGCTACTAGCACAATGAGGCAATGTCAAAACAAATGATGGAGGTGGTGTTTATGCAGGATGGCTAAGACTAATCGAGAAAAGGCATATGATTATTATTGTAAAAATAAAGGTAAAGTCACATTCAAAGCAATTGCACAAAAATTCGATGTCAGCGAAAGCACACTGCGGCGTTGGCGCAAAGAAGATGATTGGGATGATGACCAACCTAAAAATAAAAAATCTACTCGTGGTAGCCCTAAGAAGCGGCCACAAAAAACAGTTGAATATGAGCTCATACAAAGCAACGGTCTGAACGATAGACAGTTGCTTTTTTGCATGCATTATGTGCGGTGCTGGAACGCTACAAAAGCCTATCAGAAAGCGTATGAGTGCGATTATCGAACCGCCCATGCAAACGCTCATCGGATGATGGCGAATGATGGCATAAAAGCGGAAATTACCAGACTAAAAAAAGACATTGCGGATGGGCTAATGTTGTCAGCAGAAGCGGTATTACAAAAGTACATTGATATTGCATTTGCGGATATGAATGATTTCATCCGCTTCGAAAATATCGAATCGACAGTTACAGAAGTAGAACAACAGTTCGATAAAGAAGGGAACCTCGATAAAGAAATCACACGTACAGTACCGTACACCTATACAGCATTTTATTTAAAACCATCCAATGAAGTGGATGGCACGTTGATTAGTGAATTATCTAAAGGTAAAGATGGCATGTTTAAAGTCAAGCTTACAGAAAAAATGGCTGCTCTTAATATGCTTGCTAAATTTTATGATCTACTTGGTGAAAATACACGTAAACGATTACAAGATGAGCTGGCACGTTTGAATATTGACAAAACAAAAGCGGAAATTATGAAAGTACGTTCTGAAACAAAAGGTGCTGGCGGTGGCAACACCACAGGCGTTGATTTAAGTGATTTAACAATGGAGGAGCTGAGAGCGATTGCCAATTCTAAGCGATGAGGAAATGAGAGCTTTGGAAACAGAAGCGGATAAAGAATTAGCTCGCCGCTTCTACCGTGATTATGTTGAATACGTACATCATGGTCATTATGAGCATTATCGTCACACCGAATTGATTTGTGATGTGCTCCAACGCGTGGCCGATGGTGAACAGTTATCTATATTAATAGAAATGCCACCACGACATGGCAAAAGTATGACGGTAACAGAATCATTTCCGTCATTTTATTTAGGGAAAAATCCTGATAAAAGGGTAATAGCTGCTGCCTATTCGGATGGATTGGCGACTAAATTTGGTCGTTTAAATCGTAATAAATTCAACGAATTTGCACATGATCTATTTAATGTACGCTTATCCGATTCCAATGCAGCTACAAAGGATTGGGGAATTCAAGACAGGCGAGGCGGTATGATTTCAACTGGTATAGGTGGTTCTATCACAGGTCAAGGCGCTGACTTAATGATTGTTGATGACCCAATCAAAAATATGAAAGAGGCCATGTCACAAACGATACGCGATAGTATTTGGGACGAATGGGAAGCGACCTTATCAACTCGTTTACATGATGGAGCTTCTGTTATTGTCATCATGACACGATGGCATGAGGATGATCTAATTGGCCGCTTACTTTCTCGTAGTCCTCGTAAGTGGGTGCGATTGCGATTACCTGCTATAGCAGAGGATGAAGATGATTTATTAGCCCGTGAAATAGGTGAACCTTTATGTCCAGAGCTTGGCTTTGATAAGCAGTGGGCTGAGGATAAAAAAGCTGAGGTTGGCTCACGAACATGGGCGTCACTGTATCAGCAAAGACCCGCTCCTGCAGGCGGTAACATCTTCAAACGAGAATGGATTAAATACTATGTCCGCTCGGAGGAACAAAAGCGTCAATGGGGCTTGAGTGATGATGTGATCGTCCTGCCTACCCATTTTGATAAACTGGCTCAATCTTGGGATTGTACATTCAAAGATTCGTCAACAAGTGACTTTGTTGCTGGTGGTGTATGGTCACGAAAGAAAGCTCAATATTTCCTTTTAGACGTGGATCATCGCCGTATGGGATTTGCTGACACAATGAAAGCAATACGTGCTATGTCTGATAAATGGCCACAAGCACGGAGCAAATATGTTGAAGATAAAGCAAACGGTTCGGCTATTATCGAAATGTTAAAAGATGAAATCAGCGGTATTACGCCAGTTAATCCAGACGGTGGTAAGGAGGCACGTGCAAACGCGGTATCGCCATTGTTTGAAGCGGGCAATGTCTATTTACCTCATCCGAATATATGCTCGTGGACAGAGGATGTAATAGAAGAGCTCGTGTCATTCCCGAATGCGGCGCATGACGACTTAGTGGATATGACAACACAAGCGTTAAATCAATTGTATACAAATAATTCAAATCCGTTAGAACGATTAAGAGAATGGGCGGGTTTTTAGGTATTAGGTAGGTGATGAATATTGAGTCTGCTTGAACAGGCTAAACAATACGTAGTGGACTTTATGCAAGGGCATGGCAAGGCAAACGCCAAGGATAAACTTACTCGGCAAGTCCCTGGTGTGCGTAGGAAATTGACACATGCCGAAATATCTGCACTCTATGCAGATAATCCGATTGTGCAAAATATTGTGGACATCCCAGCCGAGGATATGACGAGGCACTGGTTTACATTGCGAATGCAAGACGATAAGCTTGCCCAGGACATTATGGCACGTTTAGCTGATCTTAATGCACAAGGTGCTTTTAAAAAAGCGCGTATGTATGAGCGTATGCGTGGTGATGGATTCATTTCGCTAGGTGTTACGCAAAAAAGTAAGTTTGAATTACAAGACCCTTTAAGATTCGATAATTTGCTTTCTGTGGATTATCTGCACCCGTTTTCCTCCATGAAGGTCAATGAATTTTTAATCAATGATGATGTGTTCGACGGAGCTTACGGAAAGTTAGAGAAATTACGTATTAACCGAGCATCACGGAGCGGTATCCAGGCAGTAGAAACAGAATCACTTGTGCATTATTCACGCGTGTTACACGACCAAACAAGACGCTTAGAAGATGAAGAACAAGGAATGTCGTTGTTAGAAACACTGTATGATGCCATTACTGTACTAGACACGTCTTTGTGGTCTGTCGGTCAGATATTGCATGATTTCACATTTAAGGTATATGCATCGGAAGATGTCAAAAATGTTTCTCCAGCAGAGAAAAAAGAAATGAGTATGCTACTAGATTTCATGTTTCGAACAGAAGCGTTAGCAATTATCGGTAAGGATGAATCACTTACCAAGCAAACAACACCTGTGGCGGGTATCAAAGATTTGCTCGACTTTACATGGGATTATATTGCCGCAGCTGCACGGATGCCGAAAAGTGTCATTAAAGGACAAGAAGCGGGCACACTGACAGGCGCACAGTACGATGTCATGAATTATTATGCTCGTATCACATCCGCCCAAGAAAATGAAATGAAGCCGCTCCTTGAGCAATTAATTCGCATGCTCATGTGGGCTGAAAAAGAACCAGGAGGCCGCATTGACCCTGACAGCATCGAATGGGAAATTAAATTCAATCCATTGTGGTCTGTAGATTCAAAAACAGATGCAGAAATTCGGAAAATTGTTGCTGAAACTGACCAGATTTATGTGTCTAATGGCATTATTACAGCAGATGAAGTACGGGAAGCAAGGTTTGGACAATTTGGGATAGCAGATAACTTTAAGTTTAGCGGTGATGATGCAGATTGGCAGCGTATGGCTGGCGAAGTGTACGGCAAATGGAAGGAAAACGGCACACATGGCTAAACATGTACCGCCAACACGCTTTCCTGATGCTGTCACGGCGTCTTATTACCGTTCCATTGATAAACTGGTCCAAGAGGTAGGCAAAGCCACATTAGCCGTATACGATACACAATTAAAAGAATACATTGATAGCAACCGCGCAGACAGCAGCGGTTTTTTTGTTGCCGATAGCTTGTTTGATAGTTTGAAGCGGGTACTCAATCAACTGTCAAAAGCAATCGAACAACTGTTTTCACAGCAGAAAGCGACAAAAGCGGCTGAACTCTTCATGAAAAACCTGAATCAAAACAATAAAACCAACATGGAGCAACAGGGCAGGATAAAGGGCATCAATCCAGCCGACACAGAACCTTGGCTCACTCCATTTATGCGAGAGAATGTCGAGAAAAACGTTGGCTATATCACAAATATCCGTGATGACTACACCAAGAAAATTGAAAACATTGTGTTAAATGGTGTGAATAATGGCAGCAGTCACAAACAAATACGCCAGCAGCTAGAAGAACAGATTGACATGTCACGCCGTAGAGCAGAATTTGTAGCTGTAGATCAAACAGGCAGCCTTTTTGGACAGATGACCGCACAAAGGCATCAAAATATGGGGGTAGAGCGTTTTAAGTGGCGTACATCTAAGGATGAGCGGGTAAGGAAATCACATAAAGAGCTTGAAGATAAGATTTTTTCATACGATGATCCACCTGCTGTTGGGCTGCCTGGTGAGGACTTCCGTTGTCGTTGTATTGCCATTCCCGTTTTTGATGATGAGGAAGAAATTGAATCAACGACAGAACAACCTGTGGATGAAGAGCTGACAGAGGAAGAAACGAGAGCAATAAATCAATATATCAGTTCAGATTCTTACAAACTGAATGATAAATTGAGAAATGGATTACCTCTTGATAAACAAGATGTGGTTTTAGTTAACCATTTAGATACAGCCTTGCAGAAAATGCCGAAATACGAGGGTGATTTAAGCCGTTCGTTATATTTTTATAGTAATGACGAGTTGAACAATTTTATGAGTAGTCATATGCTGGGTTCTATAGTGATGTATAATGAATTTATTTCTACTACCAAAGGAGATATTTATAATTTTGATGGTCAAGTTCAATTGTATATTTTGGACTCTGCAAATGGCAGGAATATCAGCCATTTCAATGAAGGTGAACAAGAAATATTGTATGAACGAGGCTCTAAATTTAAAGTAGAGTCCATTGAAGAAATAAATGGCATTTATCATATCTTATTGGAGGAATACAATGAGTAAGAAAAAACCATTCAGTGATCCACGTTGGACCCAGCCTTTAGGTGGAGAAGTTATCGGGAAGGTTGAGTCTACAGAAGAGGAAAAACAGCGAAGTAAGAAAAAATTACAAGAACATCTTAAAAAAATAGGTGTTATAAAAGAAGAATAAAACGCTTAACTGCAAAAGGTTAGGTGTTTTTATTTTGGTCAAAATCCCAAGCGCTTGGGAATTTAGAAAGAGAGGATGATTTTAATGAATATACAAGAACTAGAAGTACCAGTGGGTATTACGCAGCCTTTACCAGCTGGACAAGTACGTTACAGCCAGTCATCTTATGTGGGTGAGGCTTCTACTGATATTGTCATTGAGGGCAGTGTTGAAGATGTATTGAAAGTTTTAGAGGCTACAAAGCGTAAAAAAAAGACTGATCCGAATGTTGTTGCTGATGTAATTAAGGTTATCGAAAAAATGCTAGAAGAGGAGCTTGATATATGAGCTGGACGAGATGGGAGCGCCCTCCAGGTGATATTGTCGCACTAATTTCTAAATTGAAAGGGGGTGAACCTATGCCGAAAGTAGGAGAACATCTAAATCCCGTTGTTGAAAATAATTTTAAGTATCATGCACCAAAAGCGGGACAGACAGAAAAATATGGGGCTATCCGTGAGAAAGCAAAAGAGCTAGCTTATCTTATTGACAACTTATGTCCAAACTCGCGTGAAAAGTCTGTAGCATTTACAGAGTTGGAAACAGCAGTCATGTGGGCGAACGCTGCTATTGCACGAAATGAATAGGAGGGAATGGCTTGAAATTACAACGCTATGACCGCAGTTTAATAAACGATTATGCAGAAACATCAGAAGGGTATCTGACGGTACGTGTGCCGATTACTCGTCCTGGTGTTTTTCCTTATGCGCGGCAAGACGGGACTGTTCAAATGGAGGCTAAGCTGCCTGACGAAATATTCAGCGATTTAACAATCCGATCCGCACGCAGTAAGCCAATTACAGATGAGCACCCTCGTGAGCCTGTTACTTTAGACAACTATCAGACTTACGCAAAGGGCATGAGCCATACAGATGTGCAAGTTGAGGACCTCAAGCTATATGTATCGCTCACGATTACAGATAAAGACCTTATCCAAAAAGTGCATGACGGCAAGAGGGAGATTAGCATTGGCTTTATGTCGGATGTCATTGCTGAAAGTGGCTCTTACAATGGACAGCCGTATGAATACGTCCAACGTAATATTGAAATTAACCACATTGCCATCGTAGAGCAAGGGCGAGCTGGTCCAGAGGTAGCCATTCGCGCGGACAGTGACGCATGGCAAATTGATTCAGGTGATAACAAAGGAGGAACTACTTTGGTTAAGTACAAAATTAACGGAAAAGAATATGAGATTGATCCAGCAGTAAAGGCTCATATTGAACAATTAGCAGCTGCTACTTCAACAACAGATGAAGATCCGGAGGAAGAGGAAACAGAACCAGAAAAAAAGGAAGAGCCGAAAAAGAAAAAAACGGATGCTGTAGATGCCTTGCTGGGGCGCTTAGATGCTTTAGAAATAAAACTACAAAATACTCAGCAAGAGCTTGCGGATGAAAAGGCAAAGCAAATGTCTGCAGACAAATTAGACAAGCAAGTTGAGGCACGTGTCCAACTTATTAGCGCAACAAAGCCCCTTCTAGGTGATTCGTTCGATTTCACAGGTAAAACAGACCGTGAAATCAAAGAAGCAGTCATTGCGACAACGAGCAAGGATTTTAAAGGCGATGGGAAGTCAGACGATTATATTGATGCCCGTTTTGATACAACGATTGAGTTAGTACAGTCAAATGGCTATTCTTCCACTGGCGCTAACTCTATGTGGACAGGTGATGCAAGTCAAAGTACAGATGTCAACACAATGCGTGCACAACGCTTAAACATGCGTGATTAACCAATAAAGGAGGGCTATTAAATGGCCATTACAGAATACGGGCAGTATATGCCCATTGCAGGTAAACCTGGGCAATTAGCAAATTATCAGGAGTATGCAGCTGACAGTTATCCAGCTAAAGAGGTCATTCCATTTGGTGCAGCTGTACAATTAAGCCCAGATGGTACAGGAGTTGTGCCAGTAAAAACGGGTGGCACGCCAATCGGTATTGCGTTAGCACGTGAAATTCATGACTATACGACGAATGCGGATGACCAAAAGTATTTAGTAGGGCAGCCAGTGCCAGTTGTAAAACGAGGCAATATTTTTGCCGTAGCTGGCGGCGATGTCACTAATGGAACAGTTGTTCAAGTAGATGCTGCCACAGGTAAATTTGTAACAAGTGGCGGTATTGCTTTTGGACGTGCTGTATTTCGCGCTAATGCTACTGCTGATTCATTAGTACAAATTGAAATTAACTTACCTTAAAGGAGGAACACAATTTATGTCACAATTTCGTGAAGATGCATTATTAACACCGCGTGACTTAGAGGCGGTAGACAAAAAGATTTATGAGCCAAAGAAGGAGGAGCTAAAGGCTCGCACCATTTTTAATGTTAAAACTGACGTGCCAGCGGGGGCGGAAACATATTCGTATGATGTTATGACACGCTCAGGTGCAGCTAAAATCCTAGCTCCAGGTGCAACAGACATTCCATTAGTGGATGCGGACTTAACACGTCATACAGCACATATTTACTCAATTGCGGCAGCGTTTAATTTATCTGTACAAGAAATTCGTAACGCACAGATGGCACGCCGCCCTGTTGAGGTGACGAAAGCCGATACTGCACGTAAAGCTATTGCTGAAAAGGAAAATAAGCTGGTATGGATGGGTGACAAAGACCATAATATTTTAGGTGTTGTTAATGCTGTAGGTATTCAAGTACTTGCAGTGCCAAACAATGCGGGTGGCACATCGACCAAGTGGAAGGACAAGACGGGTGTTGAAATTGTCGAGGACATCAAAAAGGCGAAAAACTTAGTCAACAAGTTACCTGGTCATATTGCAGATACATTACTTGTGTCCGCTGATCAGTTCGAACATTTAGAAAAAGTCTACAACCAGCATACAATGCAAACGTGTTTACAATACATTCAATCGCAAAACTGGTTTAAACGCATCGATTATACGTCGGACATTGTCGGACAAGGTACAGCAGGGGCAGATTGCTTCTTAGCATTTGATTCGTCGCCGGATGTAGTGGAAATGCTCGTTTCGATGGATATTACACGTCATCCGCATGAGTATAAGTTTCCAAACTATAAGATTCCACTTGAAGAGCGTTGTGGCGGTGCAATTGTGCGTTATCCAATGGCTATCGTACGTGGGGAGGGCATCTAATGTTAGTACACAATCGAGGTAATTACACACGTATTGCTAATGATGTAAAGGTTATTCCTGGCGCAAATACATTAACAGATGATGATTTTAAGGCTTTTACGAAGCATCCTATGATGAAAACATTAATCAATCATGGTGAAATTGTCATCCCGGAAGGTCAAACCATTGTTAACGCGGTTTCTCTTAAAGATTTAAACGCTGATGATGCTATCGAATTGGTAAAAGATACATTTTCCATCGAATATTTAGAGCATTTCAAATTAGATGAAAGTCGTAAAACTGTCTTAGCTGCTATCGAGGCACAAATTGCTGAAATTCAAGGCGAATAAATGAAAGTGAGGTGTATGATATGCCTGCTTTAACAACAATTGAACGAGTGCGCCTATTAGGAGAAGAATTTGAAGCTATTCCTGATGTGCGATTAGAAATGTATATTGAAGATGCATCGCTGGAAGTGTCCTCTTTGGGCATCCATGAGGCGCATCATGAGCGCCTTACACGCTATTTAGCTGCACATTTAGCCATTTTATCAACAGAACCCAAGCAAGCAGTTGTGAGGGAAAAGGTTGACGTTATCGAGCGTCAATATAGCGATCCTAACAAAAATCTAGGCATTTTAGGCACGAAATACGGACAGGAATACCAACGGATTTTAGAAGATTTGGCGGAGCTGGAAAAAGAGCCGAAAAAACACTTGAATTTGATGGTGATATAAATGAGTGTACGCATTATTAGCAGTAGCAATAGTATTCCGCAGCTTATAAATGAATTAAAGAAGCTCAAAAAATATGAAATTCATGTTGGTATTTTTGGCAGTGATGATGCTGAATATGCCATGATCGCAAGTGTCCATGAATTTGGCATTACGATTCAAAAGGAAAAAGGTTCGATTGTCATTCCTGAACGCTCATTCTTGCGTTCCACGTTTGACGAAAAGCAAAACGAATGGTTTAAATTTGTGGAAAAGCAAATGGCGCATGTGTTAAATCGCCGCATTGGTGCTAAGACATTGTGTGAAAGGCTTGGAGCAAAAATGGTAGCAGATGTTCAGGAAAAATTGACGGATTTAGATACGCCGCCCAATGCGCCAGCAACCATTGCTAAAAAGGGTTCTAGTAATCCGCTGATTGATTCAGGCGGCTTGCGCCAACGTATTACTTACAAGGTGGTGAAGCACTAATGCCTGAAAAAATGTTGTTTGGTTCTGTTATCCAATCGCAAGGTGCGCCTTTTGTGGCATATGTACAAAAGGTAGGAGGTTATGTTAATGGGGAATGGGTAGAAGGCATAAAAATACCAACAGATATGTTAGGAATTATTCTACCGCTCAGCAATGATGACTTAAAATATGCAGAAAACGGTACGTATACAGTGAAAGAAAAGAAATTGCTAACTGCTGACCAAATACCAGAAGGCACTAAGATAGAGCATAATGGTCAAAAATATACGCTGCAAGCTTTTAAAGATTATTCTGTATATACGGATGTAAATATATATTTGCTAAGGTGGCGAGAAAAATGAATTTAATGAAATTAATTCGCAATGAAGTAGCCACTGATACGTCGATAACTATTATTCGTGCGGATCAGCTCGGAAAGCTTCCACCTTTGCCATATGCTACTTACAAAATTATCGGAGATAGAAAAGGGCGAGGTCGTGAAAATCTTAGTCACATCGACCAGCCAAACGCCCTAATTGAAACAAAGTCACAGGAACGCAATGCTACAATTTCATTCAATATATACGGGACTTCGCATGATAACGCTTATGAAGTAGCTTCACAGCTTCGTAAGTGGTTTGAGGGGCGAGGTTCTTTATTTTTGGACAGCTTGGACGTTGCAGTTGCGAGCGTTTCAGATGTTCAAAATCGCACCACTTTTTTAGTCGATTCCTACGATGAAAAGTGGGGCTTTGATGTCATTATCCGTTATATGGATATGGACGAATATGAAATTGACTACTTTGATAAGGTGGAATACGAAATAACAATAGAAAGAGAGTGAGGATATGGCTGCATCTGATAAATCACGTTTTGTCGAGGTCAATATTACTCGAGAAACTAAGCCAGTGAGTGAAAAGGGCTTCGGTTTGCCATTGATGTTGGCAACAAGCAAAGCCTTAGATTACAAAGTCTACACGGATATTTCCGAAGTAGCAGAGGATTTTGACGAAACAACAAAGGAATATAAGCTTGCTACTCGTATGTTTGGTCAATCACCAAAGATCAGAGAGCTGGCTTGCTATGGTGTTTCCTACATTTCAGGCACGGATGATGTAACCGCATTGCCAGCAGCGCTAAATGATCTAGTTAAAACTGATAATGATTGGTTTTACCTAGTGTCACCTGAGCATGGTGATGAAGAAATCAAGGCACTGTGTGAATGGATGTCTACGCAAGAGAAAATTTACGGTGTGACGACACAAAACATAGCCTTAACAGAAGAACTAAAAAATCTATACGAAAATGTGCTGTTATCAGTACATGATGATGAACATGCCTATCATGCTGAGGGGCTTATTGCTTATGGTGCGCCGCAAGTTATTGGCTCCTATGTGTTTAGCCATAAGGCTGTTAATGGAGTACGTGCTGCCAAGCTGTCTAATGTGGAAATTAACACGATTATCGCTAATAATGCCACAACATGCATTAACGAAATGGGCTGGCTAATTAATGCAAGTGGTAAGGCTGTTGGCGGTGAGTATTTAGATGTCATCCAGGCAGATTACTTCTTGCGCGCTAGATTGCGTGAGGATGTGTTCCGTTTATTGGCTACAGTGAAAAAGATTCCATACACAGATGGAGGAATTGCTCAGGTTGTTTCTGTCATGGATACACGTTTTAAGGCAGCCTATCGACAGGAAATCATCGCAGAGGATGACAACGGCGATCCAGACTATCAAATTACATTCCCACGCCGCAAAGACATCCCTAAGAACACCATTGCTCAAAGGATTCTACCAGATATCAATTTCCGCCTAATCATCGCAGGCGGCGTGGAAAAAGTACAAATCAATGGCGTATTAGCGCTGTAAGGAGGGATTTAATTGGTTGTACACAATTTTAAACATACACAGGTTATCGTAGCTGGCAATATTATCACTGGCTACGGTGATGGGGATGCGATTTCTGCTGAGGCAAACGAGGACAAATGGTCGCAAAGTGTGGGGGCAGACGGTGGCGTTACTTATAACGAGTCAGCTAACGAGACTGCAACACTCACATTAAAATTAAAGCCTAGTTCAGCATCCGTGCCTGTACTTCACCAACTTTATAAGAGTGGTGAATCATTCGATTTTATGATCCACGACACTGAATTAAATGTGCGTGCAACGGGAGAAGATTGTCGTATTCAAAAGTGGCCAACATTTTCACGTGCGGAGGAAGAAGAACCGCGCGAGATTGTTATTTTAGCTGCACATTACAAAGAAAATTAATTACTAAAACATTAGGAGGAATTTTATCATGGCATATCAACCAAAAACACATGAATACACTTCAGCGGAAGGTGGAAATCACTATACATTCCAGACTGTTTTACCGAGCGTTTGGGCAAAAATAGAGGATAAAATTACAGATAAAGGTGGCAAAATGTTACTATCAGTCGCTATGCCTGAAATTCTTGAAAAAGTAGTTGTTACACCGTCGGGATTGAAATTAGATGATTTCGAGTCATGGGCCGAATTGGAAGAGGTAACGATGGCCGCCTATAAATTTCAACGCCAAGGAAAATAAAGCATTATTTCAACTGAGGGGCATTGAACATGTCCCTTGTTTTTATGTCAAACAAGCAAATAAACAATATTGGCGATATTTGATTCCTGAGTACTTTCCATCATACAAGCCAGCAGATATTGATTTAATGGAACAAGCTGAAATTTTGGAACATCTAGCAGCCATAAATGAACGCAGGAAACGAGAACAGGCACAAAGACAACATGCTGAAAAGTATTTAGCTGCTTTGTTTGGCAGAAAGGTGTGATGCAATGTCTACATTACGTGATATGTATGTATCTATGCGCTTTCGCGATCAAGCAACCTCTTCCTTAAGAAATGTAGAACGACTAGTTGATCGAATCGAAAATAATTTCCGTGGCTTAGGTAGTAGAGTCGATACCTCTACGAATGGATTCCGTTCGATGGTGAGAGAAGTTGATCGATTGGAAACCGAGTTAAGTAGCACGAGAGCAGAAATGCAAAGTTTACAAAGCCGTATAGATGCATCTGAACAGGAAATGTCTAACCTGAGGCAAGAAGTTGAGCGTTTAAACAATGCAGGTAACGAAAGTAACAGCATTTTTACAGGTATGGCAGGTACAATCACAGGTGTTGTCGGAGCTCTAGGAGGGATAGCAGTAGGTGCATCTGTCGTATCTACAGCAACGGAAATGGATAAGGCATTTAGTCGATTAGATGCGCGTACAGGTGCTACTGAGGCTGAACTAAAAGGGCTTGAGGGTGCAGTGAAAGATGTATTTCGATCAGGTTTTAGCGAGAATGTTACGCAAGCTGCTGATGACATTTCTACGTTACGAGGACAATTCAAAAGTTTTTCCGAACAAGAGTTGGCTGGTACAGCAAAAGGTGTCTATACAGTAACAGAATCCTTCGATCAGGATTTTAACGAAGTTTCCAGAACGGTTGCGGTCCTTACGAGAAATTTTAAAGATTTAGATGCTACTACAGCGCTGGATGGAATCACGTATGGTTTTCGAAATGGCTTAAACTATAGTGATGAATTACTGGATACCTTACGCGAATATGCACCACAATTTAACGACATGGGCATGGGCTTTGAAAATATGATTTCCGTGTTAGAAGCTGGTACAGATGCGGGAGCCTGGAATCTCGACAAAGTCGGTGATGCCATCAAGGAAAGCCATTTGCGTATGGGTGCGTTAGACAAAGCTACAGTAGATGCTTATGAGTCGATGGGCTTTAATGCTGAAGAATACGTTGGCAAAATCAGCAAAGGCGGCGAAACTGGAAATAAAGCATTCCAAGAAATTGTAGGAGCTTTAATGGATGTTGAAGATGCAACCGAACGAAATCAGTTAACTACGGATCTGTTCGGAACGCAATTTGAAGATTTGCAAGAGAAAGTTATTTTTTCTATGGCAGAAGCTACCACGGCTACCGCTGATTTCGCAGGCTCCACACAAGAAGCAGCAGATTCGTTGAGAAATAGCTTTGGTTCACGCATGACACAAGTGTGGCGAGATTTGCAAATAGGCATGGCAGAAGCCTTTCAAAATGAGGAGATGAAAGGTTTCATTAACAGTGTCATGACTGACATTGAATCGGCTGTACCTAGTATAAAAGCTGGCTTTGCATCATTAGGTGATGTTGTTACAAACAATGTACAGCCTGCCTATGAAGGTTTTAAAACAGGTATCAGTTGGATAGTCGATAATAAAGATTCGGTGATAGCTACATTAACCGGAATTGTGGGTGGCTTTGCAGCATTCAAAATTATGTCAGTTGTTAATACACTTATGGCAGCTCATCGTACTGGCACAATGGCAGCTACTTTTGCGCAGTGGGGTTTAAATACTGCTTTACTTGCAAGTCCCTTAACTTGGGTAGCGGTAGGTATCGGTGTAGTAATTGCCGCAGGAGTGTTGTTATATCGAAATTGGGATACTGTCAAAACAAAAGCAGGCGAATTATGGGATAAAACAAAAGAGGTGTTCGGAGGTATTTACGATTGGGGCGTACAAAAGATTCAGCCAGTAACAAGTTTTTTTCAAGGGCTATATGACAAATTCATGGGCTTTAAAGATGCCATAAGCAATTTTCAACCGCCTGAATGGGTTTCGAAAATCGGTGGTGCAATTGGTAAAGCTGCTGGGGCAGTAGGTAATTTTATTAGTGGTTCCCACGCTACTGGGCTTGAACGTGTACCATTCGATGGCTACGTTGCAGAGTTGCACAAAGGAGAGGCTGTTTTAACAGCACAACAATCGAATGCCCTAAGAAATGCTGGGATACTATCTCAAAATTCAGATGGCACACCAGAGTTAAACATGGGAGGCGGAGGTACAACGCAGCCAGCGCCAGCTACAGGTGGTGGAGGTCATCAATTTATTTTTAATATCACTGGTGACAATTCAACGGACATTGCCCAAAAAGTACGGGAAATTTTAAGTGATGTACTAGGAGAAGAATTACAAATAACGTAGGTGGTGACAGGATGCCATATATCAAAGATGTACTAGTCGATGTCATAACAAAAGTTTCGATGCCTGAGTCAAGCACAACAACTGACCATGCTTTAGAGGATGGTCAGCAGATTACTGACCATGTGCAAAGTAATCCTATCACCATCTCGCTAACAGGCGTAATTTTAGATGATACGGAAGCAAAAGTGCTGAAGCTTAGGGAATATCGAGAAAAGGGCGAAATCATTGATTTTGACTATATGACAGCTTTAAAGCATGTTGTCGTTACTGATTTTAGCCGTGATTATTCCGCTGACATTAAAGATGGCTACGCTTTTAGCATGACATTAAAGCAAATTAAAGTTGCTAAAGTAGCCAGGTTTGTGAGCGTGTCAGTGCCAGTAAAACAGCAGACAAAACCTGTGAGCAATAAGGGAAGGCAACAAACGAAAAAGACGCCTGCAAAAACAGCCCAAACAAATAAAACTAAGTATGTGACACCGCCGAAGCCTGTAGCAAGTGGTGGATGGGCTGGATTGGAGGGGCGTAAATGACGGAAGAATATATTGACATTGATAAAAATGAGATACCTTATTCCTTTGAGATAGAGCTAGCGGGTGAAGTGTTTGAGTTTGAAGTCAATTACAACCAAGCTCATGATTTCTTTACCTTAGATTTATTTAAAAACGGGGGGGCTCTTGTTGTCGGAGAAAAGCTTATCTTGAATCGTCCATTATTCAGGAATCGTATAGATATACAATTACCAAAAGTACAAATTATACCGTTAGACCGAGCTAATTCAGCGACTCGTATTACCTACGAAAATCTGAATGAGACGGTCTTTTTATATGTAGGTGAACCAGATGAGTAATTTATATATGCGTCAAACAACATTTTTAGTGGGTGACCGAAAAATCACGGATCCGTTGACTGTTAAATTTAGTGTGCCATTTGGAGACAATGAAAAAGTTGATACCATCGACATTCAGGTGTACAACTTGAAAGATGATACAATTAACGCCATTGCTACTAACCAAGCAGCTATTTTAAGTGCTGGATATGTGGACGACAATGGCGTTATTTTTAGTGGCACGCTTAAGAAAAAGGAAACGAAGTGGGAGGGGCTCGACAAGATCACGACATTTAAGTGTATTGATTCCAGCCTTGATTATACCAAGACTGTTATTAAGCGCACTTATGGCCGAAATACACCAGCATCATTAATTTTACGAGAACTAGCCCGTGACGCAGGGCTTGCCATTGGGGATATTGATTTACCCGTTGACTTTATTTATCGATCAGGCAAAGCACTGAATGGCAAAATTAAGTTTCTTGTATCCGAAATTGCTAAGGATTGTGAGGCAAAGCTACACATCAACAAAGGGCGTATCTATGTACGGGATCGTGTGAAAGGTGACAATTTAGGGCTTGATATTTCAAAAGAAACTGGTTTGATCGATGAACCAGAAGAAATAGAGGAAGAAACGAAAGATGAAAAAGGTTCCACTTTGAAAAATGACAAGAAGAAAATCAAGGGTTATAAAATCAAAGTACTGCTCAACCATAGGATTACAACTGATGTCATTATCAAATTGACATCTCGTAAAGTAAGCGGTGTTTTTCGTGTGGCGAAAGGCGAACACAAAGGCGACACATCTGGTCAGGAGTATTACACAGAATGCGAGGTTGTGCCAGTATGACCAAAGTTTCTATGACGCAATTTGTTAGTGAAAATATAGAGGAAAGCCTAATGAATATGAATACATGCCTTATATGTAGAATTCTTGAAGTAGATATGAACTTGTATAAAGCCGATGTTTTACCTTTGCATGATCCAGATGCTACGCCGATTTTAGATGTACCTATGGCATTTTGGCAAACAGAGCAATTTGTTATCCAAGTGCCATTTAAAAAGGGTGATAAGGTGTTAGTTGTCTGTTCACAGGCGGATATTGACCCTTTGATGTTTGGCGGAGGAAAGGCTGCAAGCAGGTCATTTAGTGCCAATGATGCATTAATAGTTGGTGGCGTTCATTATTTCACAAAACCACTGCAAAATGAGCATCCTGATGACCTTCTGCTCTCGGATAAAATATATAAAAATAAAATTCGAATAACTCCAACAGGTGAAATATTTATGGAGTCGGAGGAAAATATCAATATCATATCCAAAAAAGATGTAAATATAAAAGGCGAAAATGTTTGGATTAATTAGGGGGGATTACTATGCCAGCAGCAATCCGAAAGGGCGATATATGTAAAGGTCATGGCTGTTTTGTTCCCCGACCAAATGACGAGGGCAGTCACAATGTGTTTATGAATGGCATATCAGCCCATCGAGTGGGTGACCATTGGATGACACATTGTTGCGGCTCACTATGTCACGATTCAGTAGCCGCAACAGGTAGTCCTAATGTATTTGTTAACAAAAAGCCATTGTGCCGTGTGGATGATCTAACAGCGTGTGGTTCATCAATGGGCAATACACACAGCCCAAACGTTTTTGTGAATGATAGGGGGTAACAGGATGCATACGTTTAAATACAATGACGATGGTGATTGGGTATTGAATGAACTGGTACATGGGGATGAACAACTTATACAAAACTTAAAGCATTTGTTACGCACCGTGGTTGGAGAGTGGATGTTTAATAATAATCATGGTTTCCGCCGATCCATCTTGGAGCAGAAGATACCCAATAAAAAGCAAGTGGTGCAAGCCATGCATGATTGTTTATACCAGGAACCGCGTATAGCCGAGGTGCTTAGTGTAGAGTATGATTTCAATCGTATTAAGCGACACCTCACTATTAATTTTAGAGCACGTACCACAGAAGGGCATGAGATAGGAGGGGAGGCTATTGTTAACCAAGTCGGGATTTAAGCGACAACGAACAGCCGATTATTTGCCCATTATTGAAGAGCAAGCAAGGGATTTATTTGGCGAGGATGCTGATTTATCAGACCGTACACCTGTTGGTAAAATGATTCATTTACAAGCTCAGCAAAGAGCCGAGGATAACGAACAGCTTGAAATGGTGTACAATGCTCGTTTTGTCGACACCTCAGAAGGAGCGACACTAGAGGCGAACGTCAAGCGTGCATTACTTACACGGAAAAGGTGGATAAAAGCCACTGGTGACGTTATTGTCAACTTAGATAAAGGCGCAAAGATCAATGTAGGCGACTTATTTAAGACAAAATACAATGTGTATTTTAAGGCGTTGGAGGCTGTGGACGCTGTAGAAGATGGCAACTATCGTGTGAGTGTTGAAGCGTTGGAATATGGCGCTATTGGCAACGTAGAACCAGGAGATATAAGTATAATCGTGAACCCACAAAGCGGCATCAATTCGGTAACGAATCCAGATGCTTTTTTTAATGGTCAAGACGAGGAAACAGACGAGGAATTGCAGGATCGTTACTATGCATCGTTGGGGAAAGTAGGGGCTAGGCGTGTCGAATCCATCGAAGCAAATGTATTAGATGAAGTCGAGGGTGTACGTGCTGCCATTGCAATTGAAAATGACACAAATGTTGTGGATGCAGAAGGACGCCCACCACATAGCGTTGAAACAGTCGTTTTAGGAGGGTTGGATGAAGACGTGGCAATGGCGATCTTCAGGAAAAAAGGCGGTGGCATACAAGCCTATGGGCAAACGGTTTACACTTTTACAGATAACAGAGGTATTGTTCATGAAATTGGCTTTACACGTGCCACAACAGTCAGCGTTTATGTACGTGTATTTGTAAAAAAGAGCAATCAATTCCCTCTCAATGGTGATGATTTAGTGATTGGTCAGATTGTTAAATACGTGGGCGGCACGTACAATGACACACTTTACTATGGTGTTGGTATGAGTAAGGATGTCATTTGTGCAAAAGCCGAGGCACGTGTCTTAACGATCAATGGGGTGGAGGATGTTCGAGTGGAGTTTTCTACCGATGAAGTAACCTATGAGCCTCATAATGTATCCATCGCATTTCCGGAAGTCGCTGAAACAGATGAGAGCAAGATTGAGGTGCTGCCACTTGACTAATCAACGTTTACAAACATTATTAGAGCGTATGCCACGCCAGTTTACACGTGCTGAGGATAGCAATAACTATAAATTGCTAAAAATTATTGCTGAAAATGGTGTGGAAAACTTAGCGATACAACAAACAATCTTGAAGTATTGGGATGTAGATCAGGCAGAAGGATACAGATTAGATCGACTAGGCAAAGATGAGGGAATTTCTCGGGGTGGTTGGGAGGATGAAGAGTATCGCAAAATGATAAAAATTCAATGCATTCTTAACCTGTCTGAAGGCGATCTTGAAACAATGAATCAGATCATGGATGCTTATATGGGTAATGATTTTATCGGCTTTGAAGAGGGTTGGCGAGAGTTTGAGCCAGCTACACTACTATTAAATGTGCGTGCTTCAGCTAAAATAGTGCCCCTGGATTTAGTTAAACGGATGAAAACAGCAGGTGTAGGCATTTACATTATATTGAATGAACTGAATGAGTTTTTACTACTGTATGCAGGCACATATGCATGGGATTTTAGTAATCGGATATGTGGACGGTTTAAAACAGCATCTAAGCCAGCCGTCATAGGCAAAGAACAGTTGAGTATACGAGATCAATCGTATGCTTTTTTAGTTTCCGCCCGTGTTTGTGGGCGATTTAGAGCAGGAGGTGGCATAGTTGAATGAGATACAGCCTTTGTTAGTGCAGCTAACAGAAGAATTTTTTAATAATCTTGTTGTGAGTGCGAAAGTGACCATTGACGGGATTGTATATGATAAACCAATTGCACATACTAGCACCCGTTATGGATTGCGAAAATACGTGAAATTAACAAACGAGCAAGGATTGATTACGCGTGCTGCCTTAGTAGACGCACATGGCCGAGAATTATATGTAAAGGACATGCATTATCAAAAAGATGCACAAGGTTATGCCATTGCATTCCCATTGATGATCGAAGTAAAGGAAGTGAAAGTAAATGGCTGAGTTGATGACTGGAGAAATTCCTTTAAATTTTAAAAACAATCCATATAAACGAGTGGAATGGGAAGATGATTTGAAAGATCCGGTAACAGGTGAAGTGCTAGAACAAGGTACGATCTTTTGGGCCGAGTATGGCAATAATTTTGAATGGGGTATCTATAATTTATATCGATTCATGATTGAGATGTATCGGCAGATGGAACGTATGCGTGTGCAAATGGAGCTGGACGGACGCGCACCAGGTAACAGTGGTACATTTGCAGACGTGTTAGATGGTAGTACCAATAAAATCATACTCGACACAACACTTGCGGACATTACTACACCTGTCACAGCTGGTACAACGGTATTGCCTGTTGCAAATGTGGCAGGATTTACGCCATTTATGCAAATCACAATTTACGATGATGTGCATAGTGAGGACGTGTTTATCACATCGATCAACACGGATGCAAAGACGATCACCGTACAAGCCCTTGCAAACAGCTATAAAAAAGGCGCAAAAGTGGCTCGTAGTAATGTAGCAATTGATACAACATTGTCAGAGATGGGTATTGGAGATTGGCAGACTTATCATGTTGAGCTAATAGAGGTGGTTTAGTTATGGTAAAGTTAAACGCAGTAACAGCGGGTACAACGCTCAAATTTGGAAATAAAAATTGGATACTTCTCAATCCACAAACAGGGTTTCTTTTATGTACCGAAGGAGGGAATGTTGGCTTTGAGGATGGTTTGTCATCTTTCAGCTTTAGTCACCCTAACGTGCAAGGTTGGTTCTCCAATATCTACAATGGATTTTATAAAAAAAAATTAGTAGAAGCTAAGTCTTACAATGTTGGTGGTTACGGAGGTTCTTATGATGTAGTTATGTCCCCTCCTCAATATATAGGTACTATATCAGCTTTTGATTTTTATCAATATCAGAGCATGTTGGGAACAGCAGTAAGTAATGCTTGGACAACATCATTTGGTGTTGGAGGTATTTTAAAAACTAATGGATCTAGTGTATCTGTAGGGAATAATACGGGTGCAACCGCGTGGTATTACTTATACCCTACAATCTATATAACACCAACAACAGAGGTTACAAACGGAGAAATTACAGGTAATACAGCGCCAACCTATACACAAATTCCAGCGCAGACAACAAAAAAAGACGTACCTATCACACTCAATTTAAATAATTACTTTACAGATATTGATAATGACGTCTTATCTTATACAGCCACGTCAGTTAATACCAATATTGCAACGGTTGCTGTATCAGGCAATGTATTAACAATTACTGGACAAGCTATAGGCATTGCAGTAATTTCAGTAACTGCAAGTGATGGTAAGGGGGGCACTACGAATCAAGGGTTTACTATAACTGTAACCAATACAGCTCCAACGGTTTCAGTGTCATCACCTTCTGCAAATATGACTCTGTATGAAAATGATTTATTTTACATTACTGGATCAGCAGCTGATGTAAATGCTAATCAATCAGTTACAATATATGCGCAAATTAATTTTGAACAACGTATTGTACTAGGGATTGGACTAAGTAACGCATTGGTGACATTCAACAAACAGCTTAAATTTAAAGGTGGCCAACTGTATGATGGCGAAACAGCTATTACAGGCAACCTTACCGATGGCGTACCACATACGCTAAAAATATGGGCTCAGGATAGTGATGGTGGGCAATCTACAATAGCAGAACGTTCATTTTATGTTGTGCCAAATAGACCACCTGTTTTAACCATTGATACTGTGCAACCGTCAGGTATCATTAATACGGACAAGTTTGCAATATCAGGTACAGCTAGTGATCCAGACGACAACGATATGACAGCTTCTTATCGGTTAAATGGAGGAAATAGTGTAGCGTTAGAAATCATTGAGGGTAAATGGGCTTTTGATATTACACTCGCTCAATTGCAAGTGGGTCAGAATACAATTGTTGTAGAACTAATGGATAGTTACGATTTTAAAGTTTCTAAAACCATCAAATTAAATAAAAATGAAGTGAAAACGCCTATTTTGCAATCCGTCGCTCGTTATAAAATCGAGCCACCGAAAGGGAGTGCAAAGGGCGTTTTATTGTGGATTCAGCGCGACGAGCAGCTTGATTTGACAGTTGAATTATCCATGACATTACAAGGCGAGCAGGAGCAATATGTAACACTCACGGCTGACCATACAGCACCAGTTACAGCAGGTATTGTAGAAGATGAATTTTATTATGAGGCAACAGAGCCAAAAAATAATATCATTCTCAAACTATCGACATCACATCCAGATGTTCATGTGGATCACAAAATTCATTTAATAAGTGGGGTGCTTGAGTAGTGGAGCGTCGTAAGCGATTAGCAGATGGTAGCTTTGGAGAATTAGAGAAAGTAGGCTCTGCAGAAACAGCAGAAGAAAAGGCAGTACGGCTAGAGCAAGAAAATAAATTATTAAAATTACAAAACCAAGCGAATGTTGAACGCATGGAATTTGTCGAGGAATTGATTGCAGAAATTGCAATGAAGGTCTACGAATGATGCGCTTCTGGCAGTGGATTTTATTGTATTTGAAGGGAGGTGAAACCATGATGGCCATGTTTTTTGCACAACGTGTAATTTTAGGCAAGACAGAATTTAGTGAAGTGCCTGCATCTTTACAAGAGGGTGTTAAAGAAATCTTAGAGGAATCAGGAGTAGGTTTCTTAGCTGAATAATCCCAAGCGCTTGGGATTTTGAAGGATGCGTCTTTATGACGTGTCCTTTTTTATAATGTAAAAGGAAGGTGTCAGATGGAGAATTGGATAATTGCACAATCAATTAATGTCGGGAAACAAATAATAGAACATCCTGTTATTTCATCAGCAGGTGCAGCAGGAATGATGATTTTTCAATTAGGCTTTGGGGCAGTACAGGCTATATTAATTGCTTATTTATTGTATGTATTTTTAATTGGCCTTGATTGGTTAACGGGTACATCAGCGGCTAAAAAGGATGGTATTGATACTTCGTCTTACGGTATAGATGGGGTGAAGCGTACCGTCTTTTTATTATGCTTACCTGTGATCGCTCGATTACTGGATTTAATTATGCATACGGAAGTTATTGTTACGGGCATAGTAATTGCTGTTTTAGCACGTAGTATTGCTCGATCAGTAATTGCTAACACAAAGCGAGCTGGATGGGATAAATGGATACCACTGTGGGCGCTTGAGTGGGTATCGGCTGAGTTAGATCATAAAGATATACGTGCTAAACAACGTCTTGATGAAATTTCTAATAAGGGAGAAGAAACTAAATGAACAAACTTCCATTCGACAAATTTTTAGAACAAGCTTTAAAAAGAAATAAAGTAAAACAAACACATCCAGAAATATTAGTACGTGGTATTGAAATGGTGCGCCGTTGCTATGATGAAGGCATTTATATTTTATTCACTGATGGTTTAAGAACAGACATTGACCAAGCGAAACTATTTGGTCAAAGTAGAAAAAACTATTGGTATAAAGGCGTAAACTACAGTGCACCGGAAAAACCATGGGTAACAAATGCTGAACCAGGTACATCATTCCACAATTTCGGTTTGGCGCTTGATTATGTACTTACTGATGCTACAGCAAAACCCGTTTTTTGGACACGCAATAAACAGTGGGAACGTGCTGCTGCTATTGCTAAAGAACTTGGTTTTTCTTGGGGTGGGGATTGGCCTGCTAAAATACGGGACAATCCACACATTGAATACAACGGTGGGTTATCTATTAATCAAATAAGAGCCGGTAAGATGCCAGTATTTAAACCGTTTGCGTCTACCAATAAAAAAGGAGAGTTAACAATGGACCAATACAATGAACTAAAGAAATTAATCGAAGTACAAGCTACAAAAATCAAAACGTTGGAAGCAACTAAAGCAGATGTACAATCAAATAATGCTGTCGGAGCATCTCATAAAGAGGCTTGGGATTGGGCGATCAAGGAAGGGCTTGTTCGGGGAGATGGTAGTAAGAATATGAACCCAGCAGGCGTACTAACACGCGAGCAGATGGTTACAATGCTTAAGCGATATCATGATAAATGTAAGCAATGA